TACCTTGGCTTTTCCAGACGTTAGTAATCCTGTCGCTAATCTATCAAATGCATCATTAAAAGTAGTTATTTCTTCTGTCATGAAAGTGCTGGCTCCTCAGTTTGTATTAATGCCTTTAAACGTCCTGCTACTCGTTTTAATACGTCCTCATCATTAATCTCTTCCACTAAAACACTCAATACATTCTGCACAAACTGAAGATTGACCATTCCTTTAATAACTTCTCGTTCTCCTTTTATACCCATATCTAGGGCTTTAGCAGCATCGGAAGCCTTATCAAAATTTAAGTGTTCTAATTCATGCCCCGCCTTATGACGCAGGGATTCATAGGTATCTAAATGTTCCTGCTGAGTTCTTGCAAATCGCTGCCCCTCACTTTCTTTTATTTTATTAATTGCCTCAACACGAACTTCTACTTGTTGCACACCCCAATCTCCGTCTCTCGCCCACAAATAAATAGTGGATGGCTTCACTTCAATAGTGAAGTCATCCCACAGTATCTCGGCAATCTCCCTAGCAGATTTATCACCTTTAAGGTATAAACCTAAAGCCCTCTCCTTAATCTCAGGAGGAAATTGTTTCGGCATCTTAATACTCCCTAATATCTGGGGAACGTAAACCCTTCCTGGGTGCCCTATCATCTTGTCCCCAATTAGAAGGGATGTCAAATGATGGGTCTTCCATATGTTGGGATTCAATGCTTCCCCCATAAGGACTTCCATCGGATTGTAGCAATCCTGCAAAACTCATGTTCCCTGTTTTCCTTACCGCAGAAGTAAAGCACTCAGGGTTACCGTTGAGATATTTCAATCCAATCTCTTGGCGAGTACATAACCCTCTCCACACACCAGCATCTTTGCCAATAGGCTGATACCCACGCTTATTCAGTAGCTTACCAGTTGTTCGTTGAGTATCTTCCACTTGGGTATTATATTTACATCCAAAGTAGTCGCACCAAACCACTACCCCATACTGCTTTTTAAATTCTTGGACTGTCATGCCCTCAGGTAGTTTGTCCACATACTCTACACTAGTCTCAGTCTTCCCTTTCATATAAAATACTACACTCATATTTTCTCCTCCGCAAGTTCATTTCTATACCACAAAGCTACGCAAGCGGCGTCAGCCCAATCCTGTTCTGCAAATTGAGTATCCCAAAACTTGTTTGCATACTCTAAGATATCACTTTTCGCTGCATTTCCATTCCCCACTGTAAATTTCTTCCATGTTTTATTTTGTACTAACGTACTATCCAAACCATGTAAAGAGCATATAAACTTTGTAGCATACACTACAGAAGCAATTTGCATTGTAGTTCGTGGATTTTGAATAAAAATGGGGGCTTCAACAGCCACCCATAAAGAAGGATACCTTTCTATTATTATACCTAGCTCTTCGTAAAATTTAGTCAAAAAGTCCACGAATCTGGAGTCAAAATCCTTAATTGGGGAAACCCATTTTATATTTTCTTGTAAGACTCTATCATGATTAATAATGCTTCCGTGGACGGCTTTACTAGAACAGTCTAATCCTAGATAGTATCTATCCATACGTAACCCCTGGAGAGATACGGAGAGCTACAATCCTTGATACTGTATGGTACGCAGAAGTATAGGCACTAAGAATACCAGACATTTTCACGTAGGTAGCTTCTTGTTCAATAATTTCCCGACTCAACTCGCGTAACTGGGGGTAGTTAGTTAATGCCGCCCCACGAACTTCATCTCTAGTCAACTTCTTCCTACCCTCTGATTCCCTATCCTCTGCCATTTTGTACCCAGCAGTCGCATATCCCTCATCAAACGCTGCTTTTAAAGCATTCTTCCCAGCCTCAATATCCGCTACCCTAGACTCTAAATATGCTTTATACCCACCGTATAAGGTTAAAAACTCTTCTAGGGTTTTAGCATCAGCGTTCATCAAATTTGCAAATTCTAAGTTGGGTTGTTCACTTAAATCCGTCTTAAACGGAGGAACCATTAAATCATCTATAACCCTATTCGCTTTCCCCAATGCTTTCATTGGTGTCCACTTCTCTACCATTAGCATCCTCCTCATATTTCCTACATGCACACCAAACGGCCCCCGTACAACTTTCAGGGATTTCTGTGGCATCTTGTATTTGCTTACATCGCTTCACTAGAGCATTCCATTCTTTTGCACTTCGTTCTACTTTAAAGGCCTTTAATTTTTGGTCATTCTTATTCTCATAGAGAACAATACCATACGGTTTATCCATCAACTGCAAGTATACTTGTAATTGAATACCATGTTCAACCTTTGGTTTACCGTAAAGATTTTTAAAGCCCTTATCATTAATTGATTTCAACTCTAACACTACTTCAGTATGCTCTTCATGAGACAGTAAGAAGTCTGCTCGTCCTGAAATAGGGGGGTCATCACATTTAAGTGGTATTTCTCGTCCTTTTAAAATCCCCATCTGTTCAAAATATTTTGTCATTCTATCTTCTAAAGAAGACCCCGTGTCAAAAATCCGTTGGGTTCCACTACTAATCACTTGCTGAGGTAGAACCCCTCTATATGCTAAGTACAAGTATCTATCACACTCATTCCCTAACATAGAGGGGTAAAACACCCCCACTCGACTACTCCTCTGTTCAGACCCCAACGTATCCTCAAACATTTTAAGGAGCCATTTATCTTGATTAGATGTGCGGTTACGAGTTTTGGTTTCTACTTGTTGGTTAAGTTGTTTAATGCCTGCCATAATGTATCCTTTACCCCTTGTTTAGTAGTGTCTTTAATATGTAAAATATTCTCTATCCCAAAAACCCTCATAATTTCAGAGTCCCTATATGCATCTCTCTTTGCCAAATGCCCATACACCCCATCCGCTTCAATGACAAGACCCAATTCAGGAACAAAGAAATCAGCTGTATACTGATTTATGGGCACCTGTTGGTCATACCGCAGGCCGAATTCCGACAATTGGTCTGCAATAAGATTTTCTTGTTTAGTGTAATCTCTAGGTAACATCTACTTTCAACTTCTCCACTAAAGTAGGATTATCAAGCAATTGGGTTTTTAAACCGTTCATACCCATAGCTTTAATTCCTTCATAATCGTACCATGCGCCCTTTTGAGTAATCAACTTCTGTTGTATGGCTTCTCTAATGTAACTTTCTAGCACATCAATCCCACCATCAACTCTAAAAGGCACAATGGCGTTACTCCAGTTCTCACCCCCCACCTTACTCTTGCGTAATCGGACTTCCATATCAAACCCAACTTTATTTCCTTTAGGTTCTTCAATCCATCCAGCCCTTCTAACCTGAAGTAAGAAATGGGCAAAGAATCCTTGTGCTAAACCCCCAGGCATAGTGTCTAAAGCTACAGGGCCAATACTTGACCTTACTTGATTGATAGCAATAAAAGCTGACCCAGATTTTAAATTGGGTAGAAGTCTGGGGAGAGCAGAGTTTACGAACCTAGCTTGCCAGGCCATTGGACTAAACTCAAACCCCTTATCATTATCTTGCACATCTGATGGAACCAGCCCCGCAATCGAATCCAAAACAATGATGTCTATTCCTGCCCTCATAAGTTCTTTGACTGTTCCTAAAGCTTCTTCCCCACTAGTAGGCTGAGATACAAGCATACGTTCAGAATCTATGCCACACTTTTCTACCCATTCTGAATCCCAGGAGAGTTCTGTGTCTATCCATGCAGCGGTTCCACCGTCTCGTTGAACATTTGCTACCACCTGGGAAGCAAGGTAAGACTTGCCTACATTTGTAGGCCCATACATAATGGTCATACGTTTCTTAGGAATACCCCCACCAGTAAGCTTATCTAGTGCGGGAATGCCGAAGGGGATGCGTGTGTAATTAAAGGAATCACTATTTCCCTTTTGTAAGTTTAGTTTTTTATCCCCCAATAATTGGGCAATTACTTCATCAGCCGTTTCTTTCATTTTTTGTCTCTTCCTCCTTACACAATTCAGCCATAGCAAAACATATGGATGCTAATTGAATATAATGAGCATACCCATATAAATGAGCATCCCAGGATGTGTCTTGCCTTTCTCGTTCTTCTAATACATCTTCTAATACTTTAACCCTTGCGACTTCACTCATGCTGTACTACCAGCGTCTAACACAACCTCAATTTTTTCATCTACCGCTTCCCTAACCACTGTCCATACTTGGTCTAGAGTCTTAGATGCTTCATTCATCTGGTCTTTCACAGACAATTCAGTATCTATATCCCTAACATCCACATCAATACGGCTGTACTGATTTGTTTCTAGTGGCCCCACCCTAAACGTAAACCCTAAATGTACACTTACTTTAGCCATTCTTATACTCCTATCCTAATGATTTCCATTTTTATCAACTCTACCCCCAATCTATCGCTTCTTCTATTGTAACAGGTTTAGGGATATCAGTCAAGTATTTCTTAGTGGCCCAGGAAGGGTCACACACCTCGACATCCACCCTGAGGGGGATACCTAAACTGTTCTCCTCTAGTATTTTTTGAACTGCGTCCGGTACGTCACGTATTTCATCATCAGGGATTTCACAAATGATTTCATCGTGAACTTGCAACAAGATACGACTCTTTTTAGTTTTAAGATATTCATGCGTTTTAATTATCCTTTCATTTAAAATATCAGCACTGGTACCTTGTACTAAGTAGTTGACACCTTTATAGGCTAAATCGGCTGGTATTACATATTTCCTACCATATCGGTTCTTAACCCACCCCCGTGTAACTACAGTACGGGAAACTTTATCAATAAAAGATTTAGACCCAGCAATCCCAGCAAAGTACCTCTTTTTATATTGAAACGCTTCCTTCTCAGAAACATTTAACTGGTTAGCCAATCTTGCCTTTCCTATACCATAGATAACTCCAAACGTAATGTTCTTTGCCATCTGACGATAAAACTTATACTCGCTACTTTCCTCATCTACACTAAAGGCAATCTTGGCGGCTTCCCCATGAAAATCTACATCTTCTCTTGCTAACAAAGCATCTACTTCCTCATTATGTAGATAGCTTAGAAACACCCTAACTTCCATTTGAGAGTAATCAAATGACACTAATTTATGCCCTTTTCTAGGAACAAACATGCGTCTGATAGCTACTTGATTCTCATCTCCAGGGTCAAAGGATTCATCTCCTACAAAGCCCCAGGTGTCCAATACGTGGTTACTAAGGTCTAAGTTACCTGAAGTACCCTTTGCCGCAATTATGGCCTGTATTCGGCCTCTCACAACGTCTCGCTCGGCTTCACTCAACTCCCTATCAAGTAGTTTAAAGTGGGTTCTTGGTATGTTTTGAAAGTTTGGTTCTTTAGAAGAAAGCCTCCCTGTCAAAGTTCCCCAGTTACAGTAAGACGTATGCATAATGGGAGTGTCCATGTACGGCTCCAAGTACGTAGACCTCAATTTTGCTAGTGCCCGATACTGACGGATGTAGCCAGCCAGAGGGTCATCTACTTGAACCAACGCCACCTCACTCCATGACTCCTTCCCTTTTGGAGTCTTAATTGGAGAATAGATACCTCGTTCAGCTAAGATTTCACCTACTTGCTGAGTACTATTGATATTAAACTCTCTATCCGCTAGGTCATAAATCTTCGCTTCGACTTGTTCTCGTCGTTGTTCAATTCTCTTCATAGCATCTGTGACATATTGAAGGTCAATTGATACTCCAACATTCTCTATTTCATATAGAACTTTGGTTAACTCCCACTCCAGATACATTACATCCTGTTGCTTGGTTTCTAGAATCTTTTTGAGGGTTCTAACATACAATTTATGTGTCCAATATACATCTTGTTCACAATATGGCCCCAGTAGTTCAGGTGGGGATAAGGAGAAGTCTTTATGCCACTTATTAGAACGTAATTCCTTCTTCGTATCCTTATCGTAGGAAGCTGCCTCTTCCCCATACACCCTTTGAATTGTGTGGGTCAGCCCCAACTCCTTTACAGACGCTGGTTCAGTTAAGCGAACCATGACAATTACATCAGCAAAAGTCACTTCCTCAGGTGGGTTATATCCTGCTTTCTCTAGAAACTTGAGGTCAAACTTAATGTTGTACCCAACTAGCCTATCTGTTTGTTCCAGACATTTCATCAACCGCTGTAGTTCCGTTGGGCCTAAATTATCTCCCTGTTGATGCATAA